CGCATAACTGTAGACTTAATTAATTGTAAGTCCTCAGTCATTTCAGAAACAGAACGACCATAAAATCTATGTGGTACTATAATAGGTGTTACAGATATAAAAGGTATGCTATCACATAACTCGTTATCTAAAACGGTGTAGCCTTCAGTACCTGCTAAAGTAATTTTTCTTAATTTAGCAACGCCATCACCTTCTTCGTCTATTCTTATGTAACACTCGTAGATTGAAATTTCATCAGTACTTGCTTCACCAGAGTTACTATCATAATCATAATCAAGGTTACGAAAACGAGTAATTTTTTCTTCATTGTACTTGTCTTGTGTGTCTGCAGGTAAACTATAAACTTTATCATGGTCAAAGCCTGCTTCTATTAACTGTGTTCTTGTAGAGGTAGTACGGTGTGCAACAAAGTTTGCTTCTTCTATATTTTTAGCTCTACGTTCAATAAGAAATTCTTCAGGTGGTATAGCTTCTACTTTAACTTTACCAAATGTTTCTATTCTTTCAATAACTACATCATGCATCATCGGAATAGGTGCATCTTCTAATTGTTCTAACATCATTGGATCAACAGGTTGACCTGATTGATTAATTTGTTCTAATATTTGTTCTTTTTCTTTTATAGCACTTTCATCTTCATACTCAGTATGTTCTTTAACTTCAACACCATCTTCATCCAACAACATAGTGTATTCATCTTCACTTAATTTTTCGTATGACTCACGTTCTCTCTTCTTGGAAGTATCCCAATAAACTTTAGCTACACCATTTTTTTGTATTAATGCATCTTTAAATAACGTGTACAAAGTTATAAAACCATCGTTGTCTTTATTAAACACGTAGTTTAAATAATCACTTGCTTGTTTAGCTACTTCTTCATCTTCGGCAGTAACAGGTTCACACTTAACAATTTCATCACTAGCTGCAAAAGTTCTTAGTAATGTAGGTAAAATAGATTCAACAACATCAGACACATCTGTAGAAACAACTTGTGATCTACCATCTTGTTCGTTACCAAATGGTTCACCAAAATAGTACTCTAATGATTTTTGTCTTTGTTCAGTTATGTCTGAACCAATATAACCTAAAGATGCTTTGATCTCTGAGCTAACTATCGAGCCTACTTCTAATTCTGTAAGTGGTTTACCTTTTGCCATATTAAACTATATACCTTGTATCTATGTTAATTTCTGTTTTCCACTGACTTGTTGTGTCAGGGTCTATTGCACATCCATATCTAAAAGCATCACTACCATGTGAAGCCCAGTTATGCAACGGCTTGTTTTTAAATGTCTGCATCTTATCGTCAAACTCTTTACGGTATTGTCGTAAACAATCAATACCATATTTACATCGGTTCTTATCAAACCAACACCTATCTAATGTATTTCTAACCGCTTCAATACCATGTTGTATTTCTAACTTTGGACATACATCAAAATTAATACCTAATTCATACGCTACTTCTAGTCGTGATTTACCTGTACCTAATTCTCTAGCCACAATATCATGTGGTGCTACATGCCGACTATAGTTGTAACCTTTATCTTCTAATACATTCGCATAATGTGCAAGTGATTCACCTGATGTTTCGTAGTAATCTATCAGATGTATCTCATTGCCGATACGTTGTGCAAACCAAATACTAGTTGAATCACCAATACCTAAATCCCACCATGTTTCTACACCGACACTTTTGTCATAATCTACAATTTCAATGCGTTTTTCTTTTTCAGCTTTTTGTATTTGCTTGCCATAATAGGCTCCACTAACTGCAGCTTGAAATGAACATTCATATTCTTGTTCATATTGATCTTCTGGCATAGTAGCTCTAGCAGACTCAAGTTCTTCAGCAGCAATAATTTCTGTTTCACTAGCTCTATATAATTGTGCGTACCAATCTTTACCTGTGCGTTTAGCAAAGTCATACACATCCCAGAACTGATTGTGACCCATAGGGGTACCAATAAAAATAACATAGCCTAGCTTGTCACTGACAGCAGGTCTTACGATCTCTGTCCAAGTACGAGGTGACATAAGAGCAAACTCATCCATGCATACGCCATCAAACCCTAACCCTCTAAGAGCATCAGGATTGTCAGAACCAAAGATTTGAATTCGTGATCCATTCCATAGATCAACCTTTAGTTCAGTTTCGTGACGTTTACCGCCTAGTTTCATCAAAGGGTCTGTATATTCTTTTAAATAGTCGTAAGCGACTGCTTTACCCTGACGATAAGTAGGTGCGATGTACGCCAACCTTGCGTTTGGAATTTCACAAGCAGTCATAATTAAATGATTGATTGCAAATACTGTTTTGCCAAATCTGCGATGACAGCAAATAACATTAAATCTCTTTAGATCATTGTGGATCTTTTCTTGTAGTGGTCTTGGCTGGTAGGGTATTTCAATATCCATTATTTACGTTTGTTCCAGCGTTTATTCCATAACCAGCTTTGTAATTTAGCTAAATATTGTTCTAATGTGTTTAATAATTTATTCATCAAGAATTTTGTATATATATTTTTGTGTTTCGTTTGGTAACTTGCTAAACTTAGAACCCTTTTTACGCCATTTGTCAACATTGCCAGGCCCATAATTAAATGCAGCTAATGCACTAATTGTATCGTTATCATAACGATCAAGCATAGCATAAAAATAGTCAGTTCCAAATCTTACGTTTTCTTGTGGATTAAAAACATCTTTAAGTGGTTTAACACCAAAACCAGGTTGTTTTGCAGTAGCATCCATAATTTGCATTAAGCCTTTAGCACCAGTCCGTTTGTTGACAGCATTTGGATCACCTTTACTTTCGGCCATTATTATTTTTTGTATTAATGGATCGTCTGAAAAAGCATCAGTAGTTAATAAACCACTTTGATTTCTAATTTCTTTTACTGCTTGTGCTTTATTGCTAGGCAATAATGAAAGTAGACCCTCAATCACGTTTCTTTTTTCTCCAACCAATAGTAACAGCGACAGGCTTATCGTCATCACCACTAATAGTGCTATTAACCGAAGATAATCTTGAATGTACATACGGTGCAGCTCTTTCTGCAGCCCACATTTTCTTTTCAGGGCTAGTTTTTTTAGTATTAAGGATGTTTAACATATATTCGAGTGGAGTTACAGTACCCTTGTTAAGCATTTTCTCTAAGCGTTCATGTTTTGTTCCAGCTTTTACGCCTTTAGGTCGCCCTGAGCCTGGTCTTTTACCACCATGTGCCATAATTATTTCCTTTGTTTAACATTTCCACCTTCTTCTAGCTTGTCTTATTCTAGAATTAGGATCATTTTTAGTTTTTGCAGAGCTATTTCTTAACTGTCCAGCAGATCTAGCACAATAAGACTTACGTCTCTTGGCATCTTTACTACCAGCCTTAACTTTACCAGTTACTGCAGTCTTTAATTTACTACCAGGATTAGCTCGCCTATAAGCAGCTACACCTTTCTTAGTCATACCAGCACCAGATTTGGTCTTACGATAGTTTCCGCCCTTACCAGTAGTCTTTGGTATGGCCATTATCTACCAGTCATAAATTTTTTGTTTTTCTTTTGTAATTCTTGTAGTATTTGTGATGCTCTATCTATTGCCGCTTGTGATACTGGTCGGCCAGCTTTTTTTGCTTCAACAATACCCTTTAAGAACTCAGAATCTCTGTGTTTTTTTACTTTGATTGATTGTTTAGGGTTCGGTCTAGAATCTTTTTTTATATATGCCATTACTTTTTTTTTCTTTTCTTTAAGTTTTTAAGTTTCTTAAAATCAGCACCTGTTATCTTGTTACGAGGTTTAGCTAACTTAGCAAGGGATTTTTGTTTACTACTATATTTACTAAAGGGCATTAGGCTTTCTTCTTTTTAGTTTTCTTAGCGGTTTTAGATGCTTGTTTTAACGCCTTGTCAGATACTGTACCCTTGCCTTTTTTGCTAGTACCCTTCTTCTTGGCTTGGTTCATGTTATAATATAAACCCTTTTTAACGACTCTACCGTCTTTAGTTTTATGAAATCCTTTTTTAATAGCCATAACTTAAAGTATAATAGCCAATACGATAATAGCTGCCATAGCTACTACTACGCCCTTTTTAGACATAGAAAGATTATTCCATTTATTAATTATGATTGTTTTCATTAGTTACCTACCTTTTTTTGTACAATTTTATGTGATTGCGTAAATGTCTTACCACCTAGCATTGATTTCTTCATAGCTGCCATGTGCTTTGCAGTATGGTGCTTACCATGTTTCTTCATAGTAGCCTTCTGACGAGCTGTTAGTTCTTTCTTCACTTCTTCTTACCTTTTTTCTTATCTTTCTTCTTCTTAGATGGTCTACCTTTAGTAGAGCCGTATGAACCTTTACCGTACATAATAGTATCTCCTGTTTAAATTGATTTTAAGGTACCTTACAGACGTAATTACTCTATAAGGGTTGCTGGTACCATATTAAGGTTACCTGCTACGGTACGTCTCTCTCCAGCCCCTTCAAAGGGATAGACACAGTGTTGACACCATGATGGAAACATAACGATCTTACCCACGACTGGTTTAATCATACGTGAGAACGGTGGTCGTAACTCCTCCACACCTCGTGAGCTAGTCTGACCAAAATGAAACTGTAAGAACCCATCAGCTATACCGCTAGAATCGATGAGATCACGACTATTATACTCAGGCTGGTCGGTAATCTGTGCTGGAATCTTAGTCCAGGTGCTAAATGATAACCCCATAACCGTATCGGTACCATGATCGTGGACTGGGTTGTAATCCCTCTCGTATGAGTGGACTGACCATAAGCTATGGAAATTGGGCATACGTTGTAGCGGTTTGACCCCTACGGTTTTGCAGAACTGTTGCAGGTAGTTTTGTGACATATTAGCCACAACTTG